TATTCAGGTAGGTATGTTGGAAGAAGGCCGTTCCGCTGCGATGCGTCTGTCATCCGCTGAAGAAAAACGCCAAGCCTGTTCCATCTCTTTGGAAACTTTCCGAAACGCAGTGGGCTTCTATGGCTGGAACAACGGCAACAACCGTACGTTTGGTTTCCTTAACGATCCAAACCTCCCGGCTTGGGTGTCAGTATCAGGGTCTACTTGGAACACTAAGACGTTCCTGCAGATCACTGCCGATATCCGTGTTGCTGTGGCTGCGCTGCGCACCCAGTCCCAAGATATCATCGACCCAGAAACTACCGAACTAACTTTGGTTCTCCCTACCGCCAAGGTTGATTTCCTGACCGTAACGTCTGATTTCGGCATTTCAGTTCGTGATTGGCTGACTCAGACCTACAAAAAGATCACCATTATCTCAGCTCCAGAGCTTAATGGTGCAAATGGCGGCGCTGATGGTTTTGTGTTGTTTGCGGATAAGATCGACTCGTCCGAAGATGGCTCAAGTGACGGTGGTCAAACGTTTGTGCAGGTAGTTCCTAACAAATTGTATACTCTGGGCGTTGAAAAACGCATCAAAAGCTATGTCGAAGGTTTTTCCAACGCCACAGCTGGTGTAATGCTGAAACGTCCATGGGCGGTAATTCGCTACACGGGTATCTAAGCTAAGCAGTTTGAAATAAATTCTGAAAGCCTCCTAACCGGGGCTTTCAGCATATGTGCATATTGACACTAAACCCAACTTTGTGGTATAATAAGGGTGCATGAAATAAAGTAAAAATCCATTGGGCTGTGGGGGCTAATGGATAACATAAATAGGACCACAAAGGAATAAAAATGACTGTATATGTATTATCTACCATGACCGGCGACGTGGCGTACACGTTTTACAGTGGTGACGCTGGTAAAGGCGACCTTCCGAGTGAACGAAAACGCATCTATATCCGAGGCGGTGCAGGTCTTCCCAGTTTGACCAGCGGTGTCGGTGAAATGTCAAAAGATGACGCTGGTCACCCGCTGTGGACATCGGAAGGGGTTGTTACTCCGATCACAGATGCGGCTTACGCGGAATTAAAAGACCATCGAATTTTTAAACAGCATATTGACAACGGTCACATCAAAGTGCTGAATAGCGACATTGCGGATAGTGCGAAAGCGATCGCGAAAGAAGTACGCAACATGGAAGCCCGCGATGCTTCAGCCCAGCTAACAGAGGCTACGGTGGGCAATAAGATCAAGTCTAAAATGCCTAAAGTGTCAACTGGCAAGGGCGATGACGAAGAAATCAATTTCGCCGCAATGCCTAAAATCAAATAGAGGTACTGAATGTCAAACGCCATCACCTTTAATGAAGACCTGTTTAGAGCGCAATGCCCAGCGTTTGCTGACATAACGGCATACCCCACCGTAGTTCTACAGATGTACTGGGATGAAGTGGGGAGTTTTATTGTTGATGGCGGGACCTACGGCATGCTGCAGGGAGACAGCACAGTATTGGCTATGAACTATATGGTAGCTCATTTTCTAGAGCTGGCCAAGCTAAATAAAACTAAAGGAACCAGCAAGCAAGGCGGCTATAAAACGTCGGCAGGTATTGACAAAATAAGTGTTCAGTACTTAGCCCCGCCGAATAAAGATCAACTAAGCTGGTGGATGAACCAAACCAACTACGGGGCAGCCCTTTTGGCCCTACTTGAGATTAAGTCGGTGGGTGGGTTTTCTGTCGGTGGCTTGAATGAGCGCGGCGGTTTTCGAAAAGCTGGTGGTATATTCTGGTGAAGTCAAATCTATCCGGGTCAGAGCAACTGAAAAAGTCCATGGACGAAATGTCACGGAAAGTCGTGAAGGTAGGTTGGTTTGAGACAGCGCGCTACCCGGCTGATGAAAAACGTGGTAGGGCAGGAGGGGAGTACGTAGCAGCGGTGGCGTACTGGCTCAATAAGGGGACCCCCCACATGCCTGCAAGGCCGTTTGTAAGCGATGCTATCATGACAAACGAGCAAAATGTTAAGACATTGGCTAGAAAGTTGATGTCAAAGGTCCTCAACGGGGAGTTGTCAACAGATGAGGCCATGGGGCAGATAGGGCTTTACATCGAGGGGCTGATAATCAGAAATATTAAGTCCCAAAACTACGAGGCTCTATCTGAGGATTACAGAAGGTGGAAAATGAAATTTCACAACGAACCCCAAATACTGATAGACACTGGCCTGTTGTGGCAGACATTAACATCGAGGGTGGAAGAAAATGATCATTCCGGACAGTAACCTTCTCTCTGATGCTATGGCTTTGCTTGACACTGTAGATATCAAGTATTACAAAGATGCTGGAAGAGATATCAACGATCAGGGTGTATGGGTCACATCGTACGAGCCAATGGTTATAGTTGAGGCCAGTGTTCAAGCCCCCGACCGAGACACCTATGTCCAGTATGGTCTGGACATGCAAAAGAACTATTTAAAGGTTTTTGTCTCCACTGACACTATCGACCTGTCTCGTGACCAATCAGGCGACCAATTTGTGATAGGGCTGCCGGGTAACGAATATCGATACCAGCTTGAATCTGAGGTCCCTTGGTACGATTTTGACGGGTGGGTGGAGTTGTATATCGTGCAGATAGGTAAGGAGCCACTAAGTGCTTGATGCTGACCTAATTCGGCTGTTCCGCTCGACGCTTATAAGCGGTCTGGCGATGGTGGGGTGGGACTACCCGGTAGTACAGAGAAGTCAATCAACGCAACAAGGCATACCTACAGAAAATGCTGTGTATTTTCAAAAACTGTTTGACAACAGATATGGCATGCCCTGCATGGTAACCACTGCAGGACCTTCACCAACACAGAACACAGAAACAACAACGCAGCACATGGAAACTACTTTTCAAGTGAGCGCTTTAGTTATCCTAACTCCATCGATGACGGTAAATCAAGTAACCGCCAGCGATATATCAAACTATTTGGCCAATATCCTTCAGCGAAGAGATACAATACGCAGGATGTTGGCCTCAAGTAACGTTAACGTGCTTAGAATCCAAAAAATAGACAACACTTATTTTGAAGATGACAGACATCGCAACGAAGCATGGCCTACTTTTGAAGTAGTTCTTACGCACCAAACCGTAACCAGTGTCGTAGTTGATAGCACTGATAAAGTGGTGCTGAATGTATATCAAGTGCCCGACTAGGAGAAACATGTATGTCAATCGACATCACTAAGTATATCAACATCACGTCCGGTGTGGGTGCCGGGGCTGGCGTGGCGACGCGCCAGCTAGTAGGCCGTTTCATCACTAAGTCAAGTTTTTTGTCTCGGGACACCATCTTCGAGGCAAAAAGCGCACCAGCGGTTCTGGCTAAATTCAACAATGATGTCTCGTCACCTGAATATCGCCGAGCATTGGCTTACTTTAAATTCGTAAACAAAGACGTCAAGTCACCGCCGATGATGTCTTTTGTGCGTTGGGACACGACTACGTTCATTCCGCCAGTGTTTACCGGTAATTCAACACCGAAAACACCGACTATTTTGAGCCAGATCCAAGCAATGTCTGCTAATGCTGGATTTCAAATTACATACGGCTCTGCATCTGCAGTCTCCGTTCGATTTGATGCCCGCCCAGCATCAAGCTTTCTTGATCTTGCCCCGATCATCCAAACAGCTATTCAAACAGCAGCGGCTGGCATCTCTGCCCTTGCGGGGGCCACGGTTGTTTACAACATCTCGTCCAACCGATTGATCATCACCGGGTCGACGGGTACGACTGCAGGGTCGATCATCATCACAGCAGCTGCGTCTAATGATGCGTCAGTCCTTTTGGGCTTTGCAGATGGCGATTTTACGTCTTCAGCAGGTCGTGTCGGCGATAATGCTGTGCAAACAATGGACCGAACCACCAACAAGAGCGATAATTTTGGCTCATTTGCCTTTATCGATGCGCTTGATGACTGGCAGTCCTCTGTAGTGGGCAACCGCCCGCAGGACGTGGCCTTGTGGAACGCTGCGTTTAACAACAAATTTATCTTCTCCCACTACGTGACCCGCTCACAGGCCACCCAAGCATGGTACGCTACTTTTATGGGTATTGGCGGCTGCGGGTTCACTTTGACCCAAGATAATGGTGGCTCTCCATCTACTGACTCAGAGCTGTTCCAAGCTCAGTCTCCTATGGAGATTTTGGCTGCGACTGACTACACGGCTACCAATGGTACTCAGGGCTATATGTACTATCAGTTCACCGACCGTAGCTTCACTGCTGACTCAGAAGGCAACTTGGTTGCTAATGCCGGGTCTGTGGGGGACACTGCAGTATCTGATGCCCTTGATGGGATCCGCGTGAACTACCAAGGCGTCACTATGACAGCCGGTCAGCAGATCGCCTTTTATCAACGTGGCGTTTTGATGGGCGGCGCTACCTCCGCCACCGACATGAACACCTACGCTAACGAGATGTGGCTGAAGGACGCATTTCTGTCCAACATCCTCAGTCTGTTGTTGGCTATGAAAGTATCTGCCAATGAAATCGGACGCGGCCAGTTGTTGCTTAATATGCAAAGCACCATCGATACCGCATTGACGAATGGTACTATTTCTGTGGGTAAGCCTTTAAATGCAACACAGAAAGCATATATCACGCAGATCACAGGGTCGGACAAGGCGTGGCACCAAGTGCAGGTCGCCGGGTACTGGATCAACGCCACCCTATCATCAACGGTTAATGCGCAGTCGTCATTGACTGAATGGCAGTTTAATTACACCTTGGTTTACTCCAAGGACGACGTCATCCGCCGTGTGGTTGGCTCTGATGTGCTGATCTAAGGAGATATAAATGCAAAACGTAAGTGCTTTTGGTTTTGTGGCCACAGTTAAGGCTAGCAATACCTTTCCGAATGGCTTCCCTCTGACTATGTTCGCAGATGATGCTGACCCTTTTGATGTGCCTAGCATCCAGATTGCTGACAAAGGGATGGGTATCAACGGTGACATGGTTCACTGGTCAAAGGCTAATCCCATCACCGTTAGTTTTAACGTCATCCCCGGTTCCGAGGACGACGAGAACATGCGTGTGCTGTTCGAAGCCAACCGACCGGGTAAAGGTAAGTCCATCGCCAGTGATGAAATAAGTATTTCTGTCATTTATCCGGGTGACGGGGCAAGATCTTACACTCTGTCCAAAGGTATTCTGACTGATGGCATGCCAACCAATGGCATCCAGCAGTCACAACGTCAGAAGTCAAAAACATATAACTTTGCATTTGAGGGCATCACCTCGGCTTGACAGAAAGTTGTGTGGATGGTATAATAAAGGACGGGAAACCGTCCTTTTCTTTAGGAGAAGAAAAATGACCACCGCCGCTACGGCAGTAAACCCATCGGACCATGAGTCGACACCATCGGCATTAAATAAAATGTTAAGAGATTATTTTCTTAACATCGACGACTGTTTACCGGCGGTGATTATGTCGTACGACAGGGTCAGTAACACTGCAACCGTGAAACCACTAGTAAGCCGGATCACGGTTGACAACCAAGTAGTACCAAGGAACCAAGTAGTAGGGCTGCAGGTTTTCTCGTTTGGCGGGGGTGGTTATCACCTAAACTTTCCTCTAGTGGCTGGCGACCTAGGCTGGATAAAGGCGTCTGATCGCGATCTAGACGCCTTTAAAATTAGCCTATCTGAAGGTGCTCCTAATACATGTAGAACACACACATTCTCGGATAGTTTATTTTTACCTGACGTGATGCGTCGATATGTGATTAGGGGAGAACATGCGGATGAAATGGTGCTGCAGAGTGTAGACGGGAATAATAGGGTGGCTATAGGTCAAGGTCGCGTAAAAATAGCTGCAGGCGAAACCTACGTCGAGTTAGTAAATGGTAAAATAACTCTAACCACTATGGGCCTTCTTGATGTGGTATCGGCAGATAGCCGCTTTTCCGGGAACGTCACCATAGCAGGGGCTACTGTTATGCAATCTGGCTTTACATCCAGCGGCGGTGCAGGCGGTTCATCTGTTGATAGTCTCACTGTGGCCGGTACGGCTGTAGGCGGCCACACTCACTCTAACCCTGAAGGTGGGCGCGTAGGCCCATTTGGATCGTAAATTATGGCTCAAGTAGGCTCTACATTAGGCGCTGCGTTAACAAACCGGAAAGCATACAAAATATATGATATGCTGTCACCTTCGTTATCAGAGGTGATAGGGCTTAAAATAAAAAGCGCACAGGCCACCCACCAAGCTGACACCCCACAGCACCCTACAGAAAATGGTGATTTTTTAACAGACCATAAGATCATCATGCCTAGGACGGTTCAGGTAGAAGGTTTCTGCATAGACCAAGATTCATACAGCAAAATGCAGCAACTATTTAATGACCGAAAAAATCTATATGGAATACAGATAAAAGAGATCATCGTAGAAAATTGCACGTTCGGAGAGTTTATTCCGGTCCGTGATTCTAAGGTTTTAAATGCGATTCCCGTTTCTTTTACTATGCATGAAATAACGCAGGCCGCGTCATCAACTACGATGACTCAGGACAAAGTAAAGTCCCCAAGTGATGCCAGCACAGTAAAACGCGGGCAGACTCAAACAGCAATGCCTCCCGCCGATCAAGCCAGAACTATGATGGCATCAGGCGTAGGTAAATAAGGAAAATCATGAAAGAATTGATACTCAACGGGAAAACTTACCGCATCAACAAATTCGGGGCTTTAGCAGGCAGGGCCATTGTGGCGCAATACCCACTAAGCATGATGCTGCACAGCAAAGAGTACGAGCGCAATGAAGAAGTTATGCTGCGTCTGATGACTCATGTTGAAGTGGTGTTATCAGACGGGACTGCCCAGCCATTGAGCACCCGTTCCTTGATTGACAACCACATCGCTGATTGGTCGGATTTGGTGGCTATTGAAATTGAGTCCCTAAAATATAACGCACCGCAGTTCTTCGACGGCACCGCCAAAGGGATCCTAGGAAAGGTAGAGTCGTGGATCACGGTACGGTTGACCAAAGTAATGGGCGACGCCATCGGTGAAAATCTACGTGATGTCCTTAATCAGGGCAAAGAGGATCAATAATGGATAATATCGGCGGTTTTGGCACTATTATCAGCCTAATTGCAACTAAAACCTTCCCGGTAGGATTGACGATATCTAAATTCTCGGATGATGTCTCCCCCATAGAGTTCAGTGAATCTCAGGTAGCAGATCATGAATTCTTGGTTGATGGTGACATCATATCATTTGAGACAGCATCGGCGGTCACTGTTAAAATAGGGGTTATAGCCGGTTCTGAAGATGACGATAACTTAACTATTATGCTAAGTAGTAACAAGTCAATCTTCAGAATAGGCGGTATTCCTGACTTGATGATCATGAGCATCCTGTTCCCTAACCAGCCCCCTATCGTGTTAGATAGGGGGTACATCAGAAGCGGCCCGTTAGGCACTTCGATGAGTGAAGCGGGCAGAGGAAAGGGTAAGCAATTCGAGTTCATATTTGCTGAGTGCACAACAGCCTCAGTAAAAGGTTTAATATCAGCTGCGGCCAACGCTGCTCTGTCTATATTCTAAGGCTTCGAGATGCTATTTGATGTATTCTATGTAAAGTACGAAGTAGACAAGGCTGATACCGAAAAAGCTATCGACGCAGTTACCAACAAAGCGGAAAAGGCTAGAAAAGCCACCGAAAGTGCTGGTGACAAAGGGATCAAAAGCGTAGAAGATGCCGCCAAGGGCGCGTCCGACTCCATGAATAGGGCGGGGGATTCAGCGGATAAATTCCATCAAAAACTTGAAAAAGTAAAAGATGGAGCGATAAAGGTAAAAGGGATTTTAGGCCAGATAGGCGATGTGGGATCCATGATCAGTAAGGGCGGGGTTCAAAAGGTCCTGTCAGCTGGCATGGAACACGCACAGTCTCTTATGAGAAAGCCAAGTGCCGCTTATGGCGCAGGAGGGGAAGAAGTGGGGGCCACAGCGGCGGAGGCTGCAGCTGGGTCAGGAGGTATGACGGCAGGTGGTCTCATGGCCCGGTCTCTGGCCCTTCTTGGCGGCCCCGTCGCCCTTATTGCTGCCGCTGTTGCCGCTGTAGCCGCTGCGGGCGCATGGGGTGTTAAGTCAGGTCATGTCATAGCAAAAGCGTCGGAAGAAAAATACGGAAGCACCAAAAAAGACGCTTGGGCAGCAGGTATGAACACCCAAGGGCTTCTAAAACACCAGATAGCTGGCGAGAACCTAGGTATAAGCCGTGAGGACAGTTTAAAAGGGCTATCAGGGCTTAATGAAAAGATAAAAGAGGTAGCTCTTCATCGCGCCCAGCCTATGGGCGGCATCGACATGAGGACAGGCATTGATACCAACCCTCTGTCTAGATTAATGCGGTCGAGAGGTATCAAAATACAGACTGGTAAGCATCTGGAAGGGATGGACCAGATCTGGAAAGTTATTGTTGACGACCTCAGAACAGCCGCTCAAAAGCAAGGTACAAACTACGCGCTGGCCAGAGCGACGCAGCAGTACGGACTTGACTTCAATCAAGCATCCAAAATAATAGAAGCAACGTCCGATCAAGTAAAGGACATGAACAAGGGGATTGAGCAGCAAGCCATACAAGAAACTATCTTGGCTCAATCAACAAGAAACTATACGGCAGAGCAAGCAAGCCTAAAGGTAGAACAAGAAAAAACAGAAACTATTATCAGGTCGAGAGTCGTTCCGGGCATGGTGGCGTGGTCCAAGGAGACAGTAGCTCTCGAAAAGAATATGCGCCCGGTGAATACTCTAATGTCTGTCCTTAAAAGGCTGATGATAGACATGTCGACTGGTGCTTTGCACATGCTCAATAGCTCCATAGAGGGCATTGTAAGTCTTGGTTCTAAATTAAAAGATCTCCCAGATATGCTGGACGGGTTGGGTGACCGCATGAGTCTTTCCTTAGAGAAGGGCATAAACCACATGATGGGTAAAATACCTGCGGCGCTGGGAGGGAAGACCCAAGAAGAAGTAGATGCTGCGGATAAGGAGATAGATGTAAAAGGGAAGGGATACGAGGACTTACGTAAAAAGGAAAAAGAAGCGCAAGCAAAACAAAAAGAGGCCGATTACCAAAAAAGTGCTACTGAGTCGTTCAATGAAAACATCGGGGAGTTCCAAAAACGCTACGGCAAAGTTGATGACAGCAAGATGGCCGAACTACGCAAGCAATTCGCCGACATGGCTCAGAAGGGAGATGTTAACCTTAACGATAATGAGCTTGTGATATCCGCATTGCAAACGTTAGTAGGGACATCGAAAGAAGGGCTGCAAGCCAATGACGCTCAATTCCAAGTGGAGAAAGAGAAATTAAGCCAGATCGTTACAAACACATCCGTTGGGCTTGAGCAGGCAATAGCTATGTGGGCCAGCGGCATCGGCAGGGCAGGCGGTTTAGGCACCCCCGACGCCGGGATAGAAGGACAGTCCCGAGCTGACTTTGAGAAAAGGTCGCGGGTGCTGCGGTTCACTCCTGATCCTGCAGTTATGCGAATGGGTATGGCGTCTAGCTTGAACGCTCAAAAGCAGGCCGGAGCGATGCCGGTCCCTGAAGCCCCCGGACCGCGTTTTATAGCCGCCGCGCCGACAGAACATACCCCGTCTAGAGAATCAGCATCCGACTCCATGAGCCGAGCTAATGATGCTATGCGAAATGCTAATGATGCGGCAGCTAAAGGGGTCAGGATGACAGAGGCAAGTAGGGCATCGGCTCAGCCAGCAAATGCCCCGCAGCCGGGCGGGATCCATATCGGGGAAGTTAATGTGGATGTCAAATCTGATGAGCCTAAAAACTTTGGCGAACGGCTGGGAAAAGAAATAAACGACGTCATCGGGGCGATGAATAAGCAAATAGCTAATGTGCACGATGGCATATTTAAGGGGTAGTATGAACACCACAATAGAGACGGTGGGTGATAAAAAATATAGGATTCACCTGATTCCTGCTTATTATGCCCAAAATTACCTGTCCAAAGAGGTAAATGACGGAAGCCCGCCGTCAGAGGAATCTATCATTTACCTGATGAGTTTTGTTGATGCTAAAGTAGGCGACGAATGGGTAAATCTGGAAGACCCAGAGATTATTGACAGATATGTCGATGACTGGATGGCACTTGACAAGATAACCGAGATAGTGTATAATGTAAATTTCGGGTTCTTGCAGGGTTGGCGTATTTGGCGTGTGCCGAATACCGATGGATTCGAGGGGACGGAGCCTAGGCAATTAAGTCCCTTTATTCATTCAATCATCACAAATAACTACGCCACTTTGCAAGAGTTAAAAACAACCTGCTCATTGAAAGATGCTTTTGAGATGCAAGATTCAATACTCACAAAAGCAATGAATGAGTACAGATACATGAAAATGAAAGGAGCAAAATGATCATAGATCCTCGACTTCTGCGCGCTCAATTCCTGTTCAACTCGGGAGCTGATATAGTGGAGTATAAAGAGGATTTTGCGATCTCATTTTCAGCAGGTAAGAACGTTTTTAGCATCCAAAACAACTCAAGGTTGGAAATTAAAAACGTTCGTAGAGAAGTACGGGCAGACATGATGACCCGGTTCAACCAATTCGCGCTAAGAACCCAAGAAACGCCTTTTTTGCCTGTAAATATATCAGCGGGCCGTGAAAGCTACGGGCCGTCTCTGGTGTATACAGGCAATGTTATAAAATGTAGCATGGGCAACCCCCCAGATATCAGCGTAATCATGGATTTGGCCACAAACCAAATAGATAAAACCAAATGGGTCCAATACTGGCCCAAACTGCCAACCACTTTTAGTGGGCTGTGCCAGTGGGCGGCTGGCGTTTTGGGCCTGACTCCCGAGATACATCTACCAGCAAGCCTAGCCAACGCTCCGGTCACCAATTTTTTGGGCGGCAACATGATAACGCTGGAGGCTATTCCGATTTACATCCAGCGTTATTACCCGGACCAAATAGTAGCTTTTATCGACGATAGCGCTCTGGTAGTCATGACTATTGGTGCAGTGGTGGCATCCAGGGGAACTGTTCAAATCGGGTACGGGTCCGAAAATCCATTCATAGGAATTCCTGAATGGACAGAGTTCGGTATCGCGGGAAAGGTTCTGTTTACACCTGAATTGAAGTTAGGGTGCGCCGTAAATGCAGTGTCCGTTATGAACCCATCAATAAATGGTTCTTATGTAGTAGGCAAAATAGACTATGAACTCACTTGCCGTGACACTCCTTTTTACGCTTCATTTACAGCATATCCTAAGGCAGCCACAGCATGAAATTAGTGTCTTTGACAAGCACTTTGCCTAACCAATCAGTGACGTTCACTGAGGATAGTGATTTTTACGAAGTGGTCCCTAAATCAGTGAATAATTTTATGACAGTCGACATATCCAGAAACGGCGTCGCTTTAGTTACTGGTTTGAGATGTGTGACGTCAGGACCTTTGCCTAACTTCTTGCTCCCTTTATACAAAGAAGCGGGGAGAGGAAATTTTGCCTATTGGAATGACTCTGAGAATTACCCTTTGTACAGTGATTTCGGAGTTACTACATTCCTTGCGTACTATAGCCCATCAGATTTAGTTACGGTGCGATCATGATTACATTGGCAGTAGATGGAAACAACAGCATCTATCTGGATAGCTCCGGCAACCTAGCCATTTTGTCAGGGGCGGAGGCATTGGCCCAGACGTTAGGTCAAATGAGCAAAACGAGACGGGCTGAGATGCTGTACGCTATAGACAGAGGAATCCCATACGCCGACACTATTTTTCTGACTAAAGATGTGCTGATGTTTGAAGCGGCTATGCGCAACGAATTTCTTTCGCACCCTGAGGTAACGGGGGTTAATTCATTCACAGTAAATATCGATGGTGAAGTTTTGACCTACAGCGCAGAAATAAATTCAATATACGGGAAGGTGTCGGTAAATGGCTAATTACTACGATTATGACAGGGATACTGGTCTTATCGTCCCGGACACAAGTACGTTAAAATCTGACGTACAAGGTGAATTCAAGCTGGCTCTTGGCTCGAATATGGACTTGACTGATGCCACCCCCCAAGGTCGTTTGGTTGATGGTGAAGTAACTGCTAGGTCCAACGTAATTGCGTACACTGCTGGGATCGCAAATCAGATAAATCCCGACCAGTCAGGCGGCGTGTTCCTAGCTTCGCTATTTTCTTTGATGGGGGGAACCCCCTACGTATCCACACCCACCGTGTTTGGCGCTAGGGTGTACGGCACCAATGGCTCTACATCCCCGTCCGGGCTGGCTATCTATGACTCGGCAGGCAACATATTTAATCAGCAGACCGCAGTAGTGTTGAACCAAGTGGATACCACAGTCACTCCCAACACGTATTACGGTCTAGCCACTTTTCAGGCGGCTGTTGCGGGGGCCATTCCAGTTCTAGCTAACACAGTATGGTCGATTTCGAGTACTGCGCCATCTAATATTACTAAAGTAGTTAACCTTCTTGATGGGACCACGGGCCAAGTCACCGAGTCTGATGTAGCAGCCAGAAGAAGACGTAAAAGCACACTGGCGGCCCAATCAAGTAATACAATAAGAGCTATTAAAGCTGGTGTGAGCGCATTATCCGGATATCGGTCCATGACCATACGAGATAATGACGACTCGTCAATAGCGGTCATAAATGGGATATCGATGCCCCCTAATAGTATATATGTTTGTGTACAGGGCGCTCTCGATGCTGATATAGCCGCTGCTCTTTTGACCGCTAAGGGAGTAGGAGCAGCATGGACAGTAGGGCAGACGGCCAAGGGTACTCCGGTGACTACCTCACTTATAGAACCGGCATCCGGCCAGCCCTACACAATATTTCACGCGAGGCCAGATATCGTATCTTGTACCTGCGTCGTTACCTATGATTCATCGCAGTCGGTCGGTAATTATGAGCCACAGTTCGCAGTTCAGGATGCTGTAAACAAGTATCAAAACGGTCTAATCAATGGTGATCCGGGTCTTACTATCGGCAGAAATTTGTCCGCATATGAGCTTAGTGGTGCTGTAGCTGCAGTGTACCCCGGATTGTACATCTCAAGCGTCACAGTGACTGGCAAAACAGTGACTGCGGGGCAGGAAATCCCTATTGAGCTATGGGAGCAGGCTCTCCTTCCTGTTGGTTCTATAGTAGTAGTTCCAAGGGGTGCCTGATGATAACTCAAACATTTAACCAAAGGCGTAGTTGTCTGCTGGCCAACATCTGGCAGTACGACAACGCAGACCCATTTCTGAAGCTACTTAAGCAGAAAGACGCTTGGTACTCCGAATACTTTGATACCTTCTGGTCTAATTGGAGGGAAGGTGTCTTCCGGTTAGAAATCAATTATGACCCGGCCAGCATGACTCATGTCCACACATCTCTGTTTGGGTGCGTCATCTGGGCTATGATATTGGATTTTCCGCTGGAGCCTATCCTAATTCCTAGGGATGGGATGAAACAACCTTGGTCCTTTGAAAACATAGGGTCCACTATAGTGGCAGGCACATCCCGTGAAAACTTCGGTATAGTGGAAGACCCAGCCGTTTCGGGGTTGGGCGGTAACTTTACCCCGGCATCTATAGCCACCGCGATGACTATTCTTGAAAAAGTGCAGATGCTTAAGCTGGTTTACTACAGAAGTATAGGCAACTGCACTGTGCCATTCCTAAATGCGGCCTTAGCTGATGTTTTTAAGATAACTGGTCAGTTAAACGTGTCGGGCGGTGTGTCAGCCCCCATAAGCCAGACTCCCTACGTTTTGGATTCCGGGAATATGACCTTAACTTATGTCTTCCCTTATAAATTAAGCGACCCAATGGTAGCTAACTTGGCCGCGTGGGACGTTCTGCCTAAACCTATGGGCGTAAAAATTATCATGCAATTCCCTGCTTAAGGATCTAATAATGACATCCAAACGTTTTTTAAGACCTTTTGCCATTGACGCGACGTCGACGTCAGATCGGGTTGAGATACCGGATTCAGGCTCGTCAACCTCTGCGGTAAACTACCAGACTGGTTATAACGGAAGATACGCCCTACAATATGGTATTGACCCTCAAGCGCTACCTGTTGAGCGTCAATACTTCAACGGGCTTATGTACGATATAACATCGGTGCTGATGGACTGGCAGTTGTATGGATTTCCTGAATGGTTTAATTACTCCGGGTCGTCGCCTGCATCGACATATAGCGCCGGTTCAGTCGTCAGATACAAAGCTGACCCGTTAGGCTCATACACCTTATACCGCTGTCTGGCGGATGGCACAGTAACGGTCCCTACTGATACTGCACATTGGGAGTTTGTTCCTACTGTAGGTCAGATATACGACGCCATGGGCATCGTCAACCAATACCCCAACTTGGCTAGCGTCCCGTCCACGGGGGACTTCAACTCAGTCCCCATCCCTACGGGCCGCAAAAATGGGATTATTGAATTTCAGACCGATGCGGGCGTCAGGGGGTGGTTGAATTGCCCTCCTACGCAATCAACAGCTAGGGCTGGCGTTCTTGAAACATATCAGTTTACGTCTGCTATTACAGGCATAGACAACACTATGCAGCGCTACAGTGACACGGCAGGGCAGGTTTACGCTCGTGCTCTCAACCCGTCCACCAATGTGTGGTCCATTTGGGTCAATCTGTCCCAAAAAGGCGGCGCTACTGGTGCTGGTGATGATAAAGTGTTTTTCCTTAACGATCAGGCTGTTACTTCCAATTATAGCATACCTAGTAATCAAAATGCTATGACGGCAGGCCCTATCACTATAAACAATGGCGTCACGGTGTCTGTTCCTGATGGCGCAGTATGGACGGTGGTGTAAAATGTCAATAACTTTGGATGGCTCCGCAGGTATAACATCACCAAAAACCGCAAGCGTATCTATTAACTTTGGTGTGGTCGGAGATCGAAGAAATCTGGAGGCATGGAGTAACGACAACATCACTATAAACATGTCGTACATGTCGCACCTTCTTTCTGATGCTTCTAATAACTTAATTGCGCTACGGGGAACAACCGCTTTGTCTATGGATATTACAAAGACAGGGTTAGGCGGTATGGTAGGCGGGGCGGTAGGTAATGGCGGTTATATAGCGGTCTACCATGTATACAGACCATCAGGCGCTAGTGAGGGTCTCGTAGGTATTAACTGCGATAATCTATCAAATCTCGTGACCCGTGTTCCCGCCAGTGAGCTGTTCCCCGGAGCTGCGGACCTCCCATCAAGTTATGTCTACAGTGCATTGGTCGGCGTGTATTACGTAGCTAAAGACACCAAAATCCTGCGCGGCTTCTATCAGTCAGATCGACGTATATCCACCGTAATGCTGCCACTGGGGTACGCCATCTCGGCATCGATTCCTTTTGCCGGTAGTACCATTCTACTGCCATACACTTATTTGGATGGTACTTCGTATCCGACTCCAGAGTCAGGCCAGTGTGTGCCGCCTCCTGCTAATGCTAAAGTGCTCCACATATCATCAGCGGCGTGGGTGTTGTCGGGGGGCGGGCCATATACCTTAATGATCACACCTAATAGCGGGGCTATGAAAGGCGGTTTCGTCACATCTTGGTTCTCCCCGACAGGCGGTAACGGGAACCAAACTATGAATAAATTGTTGACCTCCTATAGAACCACAGGGATAAACATCAACTTCATTCCTTTGAGCGGTGCCATACCTGTTAAACACGGTTTTGGTGTCACAGAATATGAGATTTAAGGGCTGATATGACTATTTCGTTGAAAGCGAACACCGATGGCAGCGGCACCATCTACATCAATGGTAGCCCCAAAATGACTTTAGACGCTGCTGGTAACATCACTGGCAGCCTTACTCCCGCTCAGGGTGACAATACCTTTAAACTGCCGACGACGGCATATGTTAGACAGAACTCCCGTAACTATGCCGGGGCCATCCAGATAAACTCGGATACTGTGTTGACCGCAGCACATTTATCCAGTGCTCTGCTTGTCAACACTGGCGGTGCTACACTACGTTTGCCAGCTATATCGAGTCTCTTTGACGGTGCTACCTTTACTATTAGAAACATGGCCACTACCCCGGTTGGGGTGATTACATCAGGTGAAAGCATTTTTATATCGAATGCTAATGTGCTTTCATCTATTTTCGTCGATGTCGGGGAAACTGCTGTGTTCATAGCGGCCAGTGGGAACTGGTTGCTTGATGGATCCACAGTAGGCAAGCGCCTCCCCAACTTCGCCAAAAACGTGGCCGGTCCTTCATCGTGGTGGAGCAAATTGCCTAATGGCTTAATCCAGCAATGGGCTACCGTAGGTTTTGTTCGACAAGCCGGGCTATTCTTTTTTGCTGATGTAACTTACCCTGTTCCTTTCCCTAACGCGTGTCTTTCAGTAGTGCCCGCTTACATCGGGCAACCCCCCGTTGCCGGTACGTCAACTCCTTTATTAGTTGATTCATTGTCATCAAGAACGGGTTGCTCAATTTGTACTTCAATAAATACATGGTTCACCTCAGCTAGGGGTGATATGAGCACTCAGCCGATTTCCGTTTCTATTGTAGGGTGGTAACATGGACGAACAATTGTGGTGTTTTGATGCGGTTACATTGGCGTTTTATCCTTATTCTATGAAGCCTGATTACGTAGCCGCAGGCACATGGCCAGCCAATGGGGTGGATGTTAACAACTACGTGCGGGAAGATTTCATGCTCCAAAATGCACCAAGCGGAATGACTCTTGGTGCTGATGGTCGCGGGTTCCCTACTTGGGTCCCTATTGTTGTCGTCCCTCCAACCGATGCTGAAAAATACGCAGAAGCTGAAGACTTGCGCAAACGTCTTATCGCAGAGACCGAAGCCATATCCCCCATCGTATGGGCCTCCATGGGGGATCCGGGTGAACTTTCAAAGTTGCAAACGGCGTGGATCGAATATCGAGCTGCGCTGAAAAATCTTCCTAGTTTACCGGGCTATCCTAATGTAACATGGCCAGTAAAACCGGAGATTTCATAATGAGCCAAGTGAACGCCTTTAATCATCAGGTGGGCATGAACAGCACCCCCGAGAATAACTTTGTTTTGAGTGCCTCCGGCAATGACGGAACTATGACTGTTAAAAGGGGGGGTGTTGCCCAACAACAAGTGCTGGGGTTCGACGCCAACGGGTATACCACTGCCATAACGCCGCCCAAGGGGGATGTCACTACCAAGTCGGCCACTACCGCATTTGTAAAAAATGCTATGGTCGCTTCTGGTGTGATAGGTAAGTCAGCTAATGCGTATATGCTAGTGCCGACCGACTCAGCTTCGGCCACTTTTACCGCCGATATGCTAGTGGTGGCTGAATCTTTATCAGGCCAGACATACTCATTGTCTTCTCTTAACTTGGCCATTAACCTCGCAACGGTAGGTGCGGGCGGTATGGACACTGGTGCTGCTCCTGCTAGTGGCTATGTCGCTATCTACACCATTTACAACCCCACCACTCAAGTATCGGCACTGTTGGGTGCCAACGCCACATCCGCAGTAGCACCTGAAGTATATGGCGGGGCTAGCATGCCGACCGGATATACCGCATCAGCTCTTATTGGTGTGTTCCGGACGACTGCTGCCTCGTTGCTGCTGGCGTGTTTCCTAGAAGGCAGGAAAATATCAATATCGCCGGTAGTTTCTGGCATAACTACTAACACCACTTACGCACTGGGTAGTGTTATTTCAGTAGCAGGAATGATCCCTAAGAATGCCAAAACGATTGCAGGCTCTTTGATAATTCAGTCATCTGCCCAGTCAGGGATGAACGCCCTTGTGTCCAGCGGCCCACAGCGGTTCGGTGAGCAGGGCATGACATCCACCGTTGCTGCGGGCTTTGCCCAATCGGCTGCATACGGTGAGGTCGCCATATCAGCCCCGCAAATGGTGGGCATAGCATTCATAAGTAATGCGGGAACTCCGGCCTTTTCTTTGTTTATTACGTCTTACACTTTTTGAGGTAGGTATGATTTACGTTCAATTTACAGACAGCAGCAAGACTAAGGTAACATCGGTGTTTTCATGTCCTCAAGACCCTGAATCATACCCAAATCAGGGGGAGTTGAATGAGAATGATGACCGATACAGGGCGTTCTATGTTGGCATGCCTGTTGAAATCAGGCAATACATGGTAACGCCGGTTGACAACATCGCGGATGTTAAATCGGCTTAAGGAGTATTGTAATGTTCGAGAAGCACATCGCGGACCTGATGCAAGCGCTAGTGGCAGGGATTGGGGGCATGATAGCCGCCCTCATGCGCAAAGAAACACACGGACTGTCGGAAACGGTCATTGCCGGCGCTGGTGCGATGTTTTTAGGCTTTATAGTAGCTAAAATATGTCGCATTTCGGGCCTCAATGAAGATACAGCGATCATTTTGACATCGCTGTCTGGCTGGCTGGGGGCAGAGCGCACCAGCCGTTATTTGGAAAAACTGGTAACGTCCAGACTTGGCATTCCGGACGAAGATAAGAAGGATGACACTAATGACAAGTGAACACGTAAGACGCGCAATTATCTTGCTGTTCCTATTCAACTTAGCCCTTTTGGCTCAGAATTGGAGAACCAGCGAACGAATAGACGAAATGAACGCTACCGCCACTAGTACATTAAAGGCGGTTAACGACGCTAAAGATACGTACCAAAAAGGGAACGATAGGATCGATAAGGCTGTTGAACGGCTGGACGCCATGACTCAGAACACTAAAAAGTCAAAATGAAGGTAAGGCCCAGATAAACCGGGCCTTACCTTTACGTTAGTGCGCGACCATCTCCTTCGACGCCCATGATGTAAAGCTTTTGTCTACACTGAATGTTGAATTCGAGTCGGTGCCGTCCGGACATTTGATGTGAACAGTAAACGCTTTTTGCTCCACCATGGCCATGACGGCACCTGATCCCTTTTTTTCAGATATGTTATTTAACAGAATGATGGCTCCGTCAGAATGGGCTTTCACTTTTGTTAGCGACTCAGAACCCCCATTCCAAGCAATGTCCACACCGCATTGCTGTTCTACAGAACTGCCATACCCCATCAAAAAAACAGGCATATATGTCTCACCTTCAATGGCGGTTGCTCCGGGTGATGTGACGCAAACCCCGGTGGGGCTGCATGTAATCCCCATTGCCACACCATCTTTAGACTTGGTTTTATTCCAAGTGGCTTGGTGGGCTGGTGACTTGATGTCCACACTGGCATGGGCGGCGCAGGCCATAAGGATGAAAGCAATGGTGAACACAGTAGCTTTCATGATAAAATCATTTTTCATAAAAATCTCCTAACGTTTGGATTGTAGGCGCGCTATTTCAGCGCTAACCCTGTCGGCTTTTTCTGAGTGTGTAGACTGGCACGACGTTTCTTTGCATTGTCTCAGTATCCACATTTCGTTGCTTAGTTGGCTGTATGATCTGGCCAACTGCGATGCACATTGAGAATCTTTGATGTCGCACGAATGCGCGAATGGCACCGCTGATATCATTAAAACAAACGTCAATATCTTTTTCATTTTCACCTACAGCAAAGGGATTTCTTCCGTAGTACCCATTATACTACGGAAGAAATCCCTTGTCAAGTACTGGTACCTATTGCAGAATATCGTCCGGGTCTCGAGTACCGGCGTAGATAGGGAATCTCGGCAGGTCTTTTCTCCCTACAGGGAAATGCTTAAATCTTATGGTCTCATCGACCCACTTATCCCGGCTGCCCCATATCTCTTGGCGCAATTCCTTGCCAAAACCGGACCCTACTTTAAACAAAAGGCCAGTTTTAATTTCAGCGCACCACAGCGCACCAAGGGTTCCACCGGGTATCATACCCCCTGCTGCTGTGGACCGCTTTTGATACCCGTTTTCGGCGATATAGGCTTCATTGGTGTTTATCATCAATTCTTCGAAATCAACCACCACAGCTTCGTCAAATTCAAATCGTTTCACCTTTAGAATGTTACCCTCTTTGGGGGTGCACCGACCATATTTGTAGGGGGTTAGTATCTTTCTGATCATAATCCCTTCGTATTTGTTCTCCAATTCCTCATTCTCATAATCATCACACTCATTTTGTGATGATATTAATTTTTGAGCAACAAGCCTGATATCAGGCACATCACGTAGAGTAGTGGCGAATTTTTCTTGCAGCATATCGTAACGATCGGAGTAAGAGTAACCGGGCATATCAAACAAGTCAAACACATTAAGAGTCCAAGGCTCATCGGCTGGCTCTGATTTTATGCGCCGTGTAACCTGCGTCTTTATATACACGTCTTCGGCGTTGGGGGCACCCACTGTAAGCTCCCCGTCAATCCCGTGAAACGCGTCATACCCCAGCATCTTATGTAAGTATAAGTTGGGGGCGCGTTTAGCTGACCGGGTGATGGCCATTTTCTCCCTTACAGCTATGCGGTTACCGTCTATTTTGGCCGACGCCAACATCGGCCATTGCAATGGGTATTTTTCAACCACTTCTTCGATACGTTCGTTGGGAGCTAACATTAAACGGTTCACCGAGGGACCTCTCTGTTTTTCAGCGGCTGCGGGGCTTTGAAGTTGTATGTGGCAGATGACCCCACACATGCATAGGACACACTAAACATGTGAGTATTGCGAACTGCAACTATCGCGTCTTTGCCAGTCTTGGTTTTTGGTACGTACAGAGATAGATTGCCATTGTAGATATATGCTTCCACTGGGGGCAGTGCCACGCCCGCATAAGAGACTGATGCTTTACATGTTTGGTTTTCAGTCTCATCGATGCCGCTGAGATAAATAACGCTGCTGTCCGGGGCCACTACTAGACACACCATCACATCTTCAGCGGAACATATGGTCCACATATTGACGGACACTCGAGTCCAATCACGGACCAAATTTTTAGTAGCGACGTCTTTCCGGTTGGCCTCCTCTATTCTCATAGCGGCCTTGACGCTGGCTCCTTTATCGATGGCCATGGCTGCTTCTGTGACATCATAGGAGCTACCCAGTGACACCTGCTCGTCGGGGGTAAGAAATTTTCTTACCATGAACGAATCAAACGGTGATCTTTCTGTGGACTCCACGGGCAAATTCAACGCATACCAACGGCACAGCGGTTCTGCCCCCGTAGACACCAACACCGACGCCGCGAACACCACAAATGCGGTAATTGTTTTGTTCATATCTATCTCAATGCCCCGCCGAAACGGGGCTTGTTGATCTGGTTGCTAAAAACGAGCTTGACAGCCCTCAGGTTCATCCGTGACGTATACTCCGCTTTTCCCAGCTTTCTCGGTTGGGCTTTTTCCCTCACGGCGGGTGACAGGGGCGGGTTCAGCACCATTGTTCTCTTCTTCGAGAAGATTGGCTACGAGGGTAGCATAACCGGCAATATCACGCCATGAATCGACGTTGTGAGTATTGCCGTTGGCCACACGTGCGATCTTGTGCGAGATCATGTTAATGGACTCTTCCATATACGCTGGAATTTCACATTTGATATGACTTAAAACAAGGTCGCGAATGGCTCTGCTAAGCTCCGCTTGGCTGCGATAGCTGCCGTATTGTTCGCCGCGCTCGGCAAGGATTTTGGTCATTTTATCGGACATACAATACTCCCATGGATTGATATCAATAGAGCTGCGTCTAATGCATACTCTATTGTTGAAGAACGGTAATGAGGTCGACCAGCCAGATGGACTATGTTAAAAATTCCGTCCGGCTCCGACACAGATACTGCCGGTAGCACATAGTAACAGTCATCATCACCAATTAACATAACCGGCTGCCCCCCGGCTTTAGCCCTATCCTTGAACCACCGGTATTGCGTGGGCCGTATTTCGATGCCGCCCCCCTTCTTCACTACTTTAAGCTCTATCTGGACCACTCGCCCTTCGACACAGCAATCAAGGTCGGGGAAACCCGCTGATGTGACCGGCGACTCTATCCATGATAAATGAGCCTTAGGGTGCATCTTAGATAAAGCACTACCAACTTCAGTTCTCAGATCAGCTTCTTTCATCGGATGGCCACTCTAAGTCGTAATTTTGGCACCAAGTGTGGGTGATGTGCTCGATGTCATCTCGCGCTTGAGCCACTGCAACATAAGCAACAGGGGAACCCGGCCCCTCCAAAGTCATCAAATAGATCATAAAGTTATCAAAAGCTTTTGAAATGAAATCTTTGACGCTAGCTGCTCTGGTGTCTAGCGGGTCAATATTCACTTCACACCAGTAGACCGACTCTATTAGATCTGCCGCTTTTACGATCCATTTATACGATCCATTTACCTCTTTAAACCCATCTTTTTCGGCCAAAGAGGCTATGTCAACACCAGCACTTCGTAAAGCGATTTTAACATGAGAAGGGATATCCCCCGTAGTCATCTCATCCATGTCGTGACATGCGCCGAAATAGAACGCATGATTAGGGTCAATACCTAGCATACCGCGTTCTCTTGCGATTTGAGCGATGTGTTTAGATATGAACGCCACCCTGAATGAATGTTGCGCCACGTCTTGGGTGGTCTTGGTGTTCACCATATGGAATCGTTTGATTTCATTGAGGTGCCACGCAGCCCTTAATTTTTTAATGTCCATGTTAGGTCTCTTTGTTGTGCTGTAAACAGCCGCCGCTTGGGTGCCATGAACGATTTTTGTTTATTTCCAATTTATCATAGAACGCTTCGGATGGATCGATGCCATGTAATTTAGCCACATCCAGAGCCAAAATGAGTATGTCGGCGATCTCACCGGCCACGTCTTTGGTTCCTAGGGTAACAGCCTCCATCAATTCGGCCACTTCCCCTGCCATTTTTATGACAGTGCGGCGGGAATCTCTTCCCGCCAACAATGTTTCAATCCACGCCGCTTGCGCTTCCATCATAGCATTGATGTCAGGTGAGCGGCTATTCATTATTCGCAGTCCTCCGCGCCATAGCCCCGTTCTTCATAGCGGTCTAAGAATTCTTGGACACTGATGACCTGATCGCGGCGAGGGCCGGTCCCGACCATGGTGATGATGTCTTTGTCGATGTAGCCAAGATCGCCCATCATCTCATTAACCTGTTCGATGACGTCAACCGCTTGATGCGGGTTGTAGTTTACGAAATTTAGCATTACCTCATCAATGCCGTTGGCAATGATGGCTTCGTGGATCTGTGCGTAGCTGAATGAGAACACGCGGCGAACACGTTTGGTGACGGTAGTAAGCTCGGGAGCTACGCCCAATTGTTCCCAAGTAAGCTCTTCTTGGTCTGGGTAGATATCACCGCTGAAGCCGTCAGCAGTATTGCCAACCCGGATCGGATGAAGCCGAGCCACACCGATAGCTTTACGCAACCACCCTGCCGGAATGGCGCAGTCTGCCATGTAACGGGTTACGGTGCAGTCACGGGAGGTGCAATACGGATAAAAGCCGGAATTGTGGCCCAAGGAATATCCCTGCGCGCCTTCCACCAAGATGCTCTCAGAATCAAGCAGGTGCTGGAGGTAATCAGCATGGCTTACCACATACTTGTCGAGACCGTATTCAGCCAGCAACGGCATCTGATCGCGGGCAATGGCACCCACTTCACGGCGGATTTTTGAAACGACCGCTTCACCGGAGCCTTGCATGGTGGAAGAAATGCGGGAAAGAGTTTGCTGCTCTTTATCCTTCATTTCTTGGGTCACGATCATACAAGCTTCATGGATTACGAAAATCTTGCCTTCGATCAAGTCAGCGACCCCTTTCAGCTCTTCCGCTAAACGGGCAGGTGAGAAGGCGCTTCCGGGACCCATCATAATGCGCTTAGACACCATGACGGCGTTGGGCATCGCCTTATGCATCCAGACGCGCCCTTCCGGGGTGACTGTGGTGTGGCCCGCATTAGGGAGATTCGCATTAACTACGGTGTCATATTTACCAGCCACTGCAAGAAAATCACACAACAAGCCTTTACCAGTAGACCCGAACTGCAAATCCACTACCACATCAACTTTACGATTGTTTTTCATATTTTCCCCATTTGAGCCTCTGCGGCCCGGATTGTGGGCGGTGTTTCCTGCCCGTCTTAACTACAGGACATTGTATCATATCCTGGTGATGCTGTCAAGTATTCTGTTGTGCCAAGAGTTAGCTTTAACTTTCAGCCTTAGGTCTGTTACTGATGATAAGCTCTCCGTATGATCCTTGGTTTGCGGTGCGCTTTATGGTGGATTTGGTCTCTACCCGCTCGATGGTGTAGCCTTCGTACATCTCACGCACTTCGGGAAGATCTGAGTTAGTCAATATCACCCGGCAGCCTATAGAGTCGAGTCTTTTAAACTCATCACAAAGAGCTAAGTGGTCAGCAGCGGTGAAACCCTTAGCTGTGTAGTCCACATGGCCATTTTTAGTAAAAGGAATATAAGGAGGGTCCATAAATACCACATCCCCTGCGCATGCCAATGCTGTGGTATTTATGTAGTGTGAGGTGATTGTGGCCGCGTGTCTCAGCACCTTTTGCGCCTTATCCAGCACATCCCCATCTATGATAGGGCTTACCCCGCTGCGCCGATAGTCATAGGGTACATTAAATCCACCTCTTTTGTTGACACGCCACAAACCGTTCACACATAGCCTATTCAAATAAATAAACCTGCACCCCTTGTTTACCGAATAGTCAGGGGACAGCGACCTGACTATGTTATAATCTGTCGGGCTGTTCTCCCATGCGTTTACCCGCTCTGCCAGACCCGAGCCTAGCACTTTGATCGCTTTATATGCTGCCATCAAATCGCTGTTAGCATCGCCAATGATAGCTTTGGCGGGTTCTAGGTGAAAGAACATAGCCCCCGCGCCTACAAACGGCTCGATGAATGTATCGTACTCTGATGGCATATGCTCCATCAGTTTCGGGATCATGCGTCGCTTACCACCGGCCCATCTGAAAATAGGTAACATAGTAACCCCTAATAGAGATATTGGCCTTTGGCCGTGGATGCTTCGAAATATGTTTTCCCGGTGCCGTTCAGCTCAAGCATCATCGGTACTCTCATCCACGGGAAAGCATCTTGGAATGATTTAACTACGTCCCAGCACACTTCGGCTATGTCTTTTTCGAGGGGCACTGAGAATTCAAACGAATCGTGCACATTAAGGAGTAGAAAAGAATCGTGACGGGCTAACGTAGCCTCCAGAACAGTAAGAGCCGTTTTGTTAACATCGGCTGCGGTCCCTTGGATTATCAACCCTGATGCGGCGTATGATTTATGCCCCCTAGGGAATCTCATCCTGCGCCCTGAGTGAGTTCGCACCCACCCGCGTTGCTCGGCGCATTTCTTGGCTCGTTCAGCTAGGTCCTTAACCCCCTTCACCTTCTGGTGGTACATAGATATAGCTTCTTCGGCTTCTTTGCCAGCTTTTTTGTATGTGACCAATTCGCCACGCGATGTGAAGGATTCCCATTTAAAAGGAAGGCCCAACTTCTCGGCAATAGCACCATTCCCTGAGTTAAATATCATCGATAGATTTAACTGCTTGGCGTTTACTTCCCCCGAGTACGTCGCATTTCGTTTGATCCCCATCAAATCGGCGGTGAATTGGTGGAAGTCAAGTTCTGGATTCTCGGCGTACGCTGCGATAACCACTTCGTTATTCGCCAGATGAGCAAACACCCGAACGTCGCACGACATGATGTCAGTGCTGCCCCAGCGGTGTCCTACCTCTGGAAGGAAACAAGATTTAACTATCTTAGCTACACGTTTGTTTCGGCTCGGAATCTGCTGCAGTGCTGGCTCTTGGTATGACAGCCTTCCGGTGCCTGTACCGCCGTCCTCACCCTTGCATTGGTTGATGGACGGATACACACGGCCACCAACCGCATGCCCAATTACGTGGCCCTTTAAAAATGTGTCGCGCGTTTTGATGTTAGAACGGATATCAACTATCAATTGCGCTCTTGGGTCATTCACCATCTCACGTAAGACAGGGGAGGGCATCGACGGCCCTCCCGTTTTCTTGGCGGTTTCTACTTGGTAGCCGTTGTTGGCGATCCATACATTGCCTTCTTTGTGCGGATCAAAAACCTTTTTGATTTGCGGGGCGCTATTGACATTAAGCTCAAACCCCACCAAGGAATTGATTTTGGTTTGGTCTTCGGCAATGATGACATCTAGCTCCAAGATAGCCGCGTTAGCCGCTTCCAAATCTACCCTAACGCCACGCCGGGTCATGCGCTGCAGAGTAGGGAACACCCCAAATTCAAAGTCCACTACTTCTTGGAGTTTTTCTTCTGTGATGTGATTTACTTGCCAGTCGTATAGGCGCAGAGTAAGTGAGGTATCCTGCTTGGCGTACGGGCTTACCAGCTCGGGAGGCGCTTTATGGAGATTAGGCATTTGCGCGGCGCGAGTGGCGCGGCCACCGAAAATAGCTGCCAATTTTTCGTAGATATCATCTACTTTGTTGTCTTTCAAATACTTTTTAGACAGAGCGTCGAGGGAATATTCCATCTCGTGCTCATTTATCAAGCATGCCTGTATTTGAGTACACCGTACTTGACCCAAAGGGATTTCAAGCCCCATGCCATAGCCCATTTTGCAGTCGAAGTGGGCATTATGCATTGCAATTACGCCCTTGTATGACTTCATCTGCTTATTAAACCAGCGCTTCACCTCTGGCTGTCGGCGAACATCCCAGTAATAATCACTGCCATCAGGGGTAGACACCGATATGCCGAAAACTTTATCTCTGGGGTAGTAGAGGCCCGTGGCCTCTGTGTCGAAAGCTATCTTGTCGAATGTGGATAGCTCGGGGAATAATTCAGGTGTGTACATAACGCCCCCTTAAAACGGCTGATCATCAGGGCCATTAGACGTCGGGATGTTCGAAGGCTGGGTTTTGGCCGTCACTTTGAGCGACAGAAATGTCTCACTAGCACGGCTCATTTTCTTCCAGCCAGATATAAAAAATTCCTTACCTTCAATGTTGATGCTGCCGGTGTAGTCCGGGCTTGTTGTAGTGCGTTTTTCTTTGGCGCGGAACAAGGCACCTGAGTTGGTGGGGTCGTACGATTTGTTTTCCATCTTATTTCCTGTTTTGGGCATTAGCCCCTATACGAATATGGCGGATATTGAAAGGCCGGGAGATTTCCCGGCCTTGGTGGTTCTTAGAATTCTTTTTCTTCTTCGGCGGAATATTTCTGGCCTTTCTGACCAGTTTCCTCCGCGTCAGGTTCGTGGTTGGTGGTCACTGCTTTATCTTTCAGGAATTCATACAATGTTTCAGCTTCCTTGTATGTTCCTTGATTGACAAAGCCAGCCGGGCGAGCATCGTAGGTGTAGTAGTCACCCTTCGCGGAACTTGCTTCGACTGTTGATACTGTATATGCTTTGGCGAAACGGTCGACGCCTGACATAGTAACCAGAGAATTCAACTTGCGTGAAAATTTAATTGCGGATTTGGTACATGCGATAATAGCTTGGTCCAAACCGCCATCAGGCTTGACAACGAATCCAATGTGCGAGTGGCTTTCCATCAGTTCGACATCATCGCCGTCTTCCATAGCTTCGATTTCAGTACGTGCGCGGACTTCTTCACTGAAAGGCCACGCACCCTTGAAACCGCCGCCTTTTTCACGGTCTTTGAATGCAATCCATTCTTTGCGGAACAGCACTGGTACAAACAGAATGCCTTCATCGCCGTAAAGCTCATCGGTCAGGGTGTTATACAAACGGCCTTGCTCTGCGCCAGCAATGTATTTCGGGTCGTTTTTCTTCAACTGCGGAGAAATGGCCTGAATGATGCCGATGCGGGGCAGCATGATGTCGTTTGAGTCGACCTGCTCATTACCGCGAGCGTCGCCCTTTTTAAGCCATTCTGGCAGTTGGTCAGCTGATGCCAGAAGAGCAGAGTTGGTTGTGGCGACTTGAGTTTTTGACATTTTCGTTCTCTCTATGGTTAAAGGTTTCATTAGTTAGAGGTTTGGTTTAGGGTGTCCTCTATCCCCAATATCGAACATTATACCACATCCCTGTGGCGGTGTCAATTATTCTGATTTAGACGCTTTTGCTTTTTTAGCAGCAACTTTAACCAGACTAACTTTGGAATAAGGGGTGCATTTAAACAGATCTTCCGGCGTAGCGCGGCCAGATTGGATACCCTCTTTCAGCCACGCTTTTAATGAAGACGCATTTACCGTTTCTTGGATCATATCGCCATAGTTGTTATCTCGCAGCCATTTATACGCTTCTTCGCGTTTCTCGGCTGAAATAGATGCATAGACATCCCCCGACACTTGGACCCGCCCTACTCCCTCCACGGTGAAGGTTCGAAGTTCCATCTCGATCATCAGATCGGGAACCTCTTTTAATTTCAATTGGTCGAATTCGGCATTCAATTGCTTACGCACCGAATCAAGCGCGTCGTGGATTTCAGTCAGTTGCTTAATGCGCTTGGCGAGGTTGGTAAGCAGCATGATTGGATCCCCGGAGCGCTTAGGTTTTGTTGCTTCCAGACCGCGACCGACACGCTCAATTACAGTGATCACATCTTCAGTAGTGGGTGCGCGGGCATCAGTACCTACCATGGTGGTTTCTTGGCTCATTTTGTTATCTGGATCATTTAGTGTTTGCATGTCGAGTGGCTCCTGTATTGGCTTCTTCGCGCTGGGGGTTATATCGGCCCAAAATGTAATCCGGGCGGCGGCTGTCGGGTTGTGGACATGCGGCGACTATACGCCAACCGTTATCAAGAGCTACTTGCAATTGGTCGGTACATGAGTCTTCGAGCAGCATCGTCTCATTCAGAATCATCAACCCCAGTCCCGGAACATGAACATCGCACTTGGAGTTGTATGACAGCTCCGGCATCTTTTCAGACATCTCGGCCAGCCTAGACTCTAGCTTTCGGACGGCTGCTTCAACACTTACCAGAGTCGCGTCGACAGATTTGGGTGTGTGACGTGATTTAATTTTAGGCTGGACACCCATGTCTATCAGGGACAAAAATTGACCCACCGATATGACTGCTTCAAAAGTGGATATCTGATAATAACCGGGATATTCAACGTCATCACTGATGTCTTCTTCACTTCTTTCCTTTAGCAACACAGTATAGGCAACGCCCACTGATGTTAGCATAGAATGGAAATCGCTGTGCGCTTTGGAGTATGCCGCATATTTTTTAGTGTAACTTAGCGGCGGCTCGATAGCCACCAATAGAATGTCGCTCATGATGTACCTCAGTGTTTAAGTGGGGTTTCGATTCGGGGTCCCCGCTTCCCGATGTTGATATTCTACCACATCCCTGTGGTCTTGTCAATTACTAGATTAAAGAGAATTTTCCTGAGTGCACAGCTTCCTCAACCCATTCGGAGATGTCTTTTTTCTGGTTTGTGGCTTCCATGATAGATCTGTCGGCGTTTATATCCAGTGTAAGATCTATCACCCCTATTCCCTGCGTTTTTTCGAGATTCGTGGCCCGTTCAAGACTCTGCACCCGACTTTCATATTGATAATCCATGCTATAATAGACCATCACATCAGCAGCGCTCAACTCCAGTCCCATGGACCCGCAAGTAGGGTTGCCCACAAAATATCTCACCTGCTCATCTGATTGGAAAGTTGTACGAGCAACTACCCTTTCGTCCTCGTCTCGACCACCATAAAATGTGACCACTGATTCGGGGCCGTATCTATCAGACAGCGCGTCCCGGATAGCCTCTATCTCAGGCACAAACCGCGCCCAAATGATGACTTTTCCGGGTTCCTCGGCAATGACATCCATCAATTCGTCAAGTTTAGGGTTAACTTTTAAAGGGATAGGTATGGTAGTTCCGTCTTCCTGCAGCGACGGGAAAAACCCTCCTGCTATTTGCTGCGCTCTTAAAAGTAGAGTCATAGCTGTTTTAACTATGGTCTCATGCTCATCCGTAGTCGTTATCATAGAGGTCTCAAGAGTCTTTTGTAGCTCTTTGACCATTTTTACTTGCTCGGCTGTGGGTTCGACCATCCTCTGGTTAAATGTCTTATCCGGGAGGTCTACCACATCTGACGTCTTGACTAGATGTGCATATTTAGACAGCTTAGCCATCAACTCTTCTACGTTCTTTACCCCAATCTCCTTTTTGCGTTGGAAGCCTCCCATCAAAACGAAATGATTACGGAAGCATTGGAATGAGTCATAGCCTAACGTGTGGATCCCTAGGAACCGGAACTGGGCGAACAAGTCTGATGGAGACCGCGTTATCTCAGACCCCGTTAAAATGTTCCTGAATCCTGCGACTGTACCTAGGTCCCAAATAGATTCAGTTCTGAGGCTCTTGTGATTCTTGATACGGGTGGATTCATCCACGGCGGCCATAGTGCGCGAGCCATAGATGCTTACAAAATCTCTTGCCAACTCTTGCCCGCCTAACGACGCCTGACCCTCGACCGACACCACCAGCACTTGTAGCTTTGGCTCACCCTTGGTGGTTTTTGCTTTGACCTCTTCCAGCCATGCCCCGATCTTCTTCTTCTTCGGGTCTTTTTTGATATTTAACACATGCAGGTTATAGGGGCACACAGCTCGTTTCCCGAATTCAGTCTCCCAAACCGACTTTATGGAGTTCGGGCATACCACCAATAGCGAGTTAATCTGTCCTGCGATAAACCGGCCACATGCCAGCCTGATAGTGGTTGATGTTTTTCGCAGTCGGGGACGGTGTAGAATGGCGTACGCTTCGTGATTCCACGCTTTGTTGATGGCTGTGATTTGGTGCTCAAGTAGACCGTTAAAAATAACAGCGGGGGGTTCCCCTTCAATGGTCACGGGGGTAGCTGCGGCCACAATCTCTTTGGCTAATCTCTTAGCTTCCTCGCTCATATCATCAGAAAAACCCGCTATCAACGCCACAGCATTGTCGTACGTAGGTGCCACAGCCCACAATGCGAATTTTTTCTTGAACTCGCGCTTGGGTAATTCCATGATGCGGTGGTTTTCCATGTAACTACATTTTATTGCAAACTTACCGTTTAACACGTCAACTTTCATTGTATTTTCCAGATATGTTTGAGCCACGGCCCATTTTAACACAGGCCGTGGCTCTTG